TGAGTTTCAGAACCGTCTATTATGTTAGACCATATCGCACTAGCAGTCACTCTATTAGTACCAGCAGTATTGGTGCCTATATTCATAGATATATTTGCAGTAGCTGTGTTGTCCATGTCTTCAAGGTTTTCGATAGAGTGTACTACATAGAACTTATCAACAACTGGATAATTCGAGATAATGCTATCAGTGGTACTACCTCCTGCAGTAAGGGTGTATGTGTTACTAGAGGGTCTGATAGCCTGCGGACTATATGTGTCACCCGTATAATGAGGAGATACAAATATAGAATCTTTATAAGATACCTTTCCTGTTCCTAAACTACTTCCGTTCACTGAAGCCGTGAACACTGTACCCACAGGCACACTTGTTTTAGTGAACTTCACTAGGTCTATAACAGCAGGAGCATTTGGAAGAAAAATATCATAATTAGTGCTACCTGTGAATGCACTTGTTATAGCAAGTCCGTCGGTAATAGTATTCAAATTGGCTAACAATTCCGGACTTATTGGATCTAAACCAGTTACTTGCCTAAATGCTTGTAGAGCATCTATTGAAGTAATAGTGCCGCTATTATTGAGATCAGTAACAAGCGAAGAATAACTACCTAAAACTCTTGTCCAAAAATTATACCACTCTAATCGGGTATTAGAATCTAGGAACTGAACATCGTTCCAAGAAGCACTTCCTATGTCTGAGATAACATAAGAAGAACCGAGTTCTATATTATATCTACCCTGTACTACCTCAGAGTTTATAGGAACTCCTACAGTAGACCACTGAGCAGAAGTTGTGTCTCCTAGGAATGTGACAGTATATTCTGTTCCTGCAACAATATCAGCAATTCCAATTTGCTTAACTGTTGCAAGTTGTTTTCCTTGAATGTTGAATGTAGATATCTCTAAGTTCAAATTATTATCTAATGCGTTGATAGTATTCACTAGGGGCTTACTAAACAACTTAGTCCCTGCTACGCCCACAGTTTCGCTAATCAAAGATTCATACCTAGAGGGATTTATTATAGAAGATATCTCATATGAATATTCTTGATAGTAATCATTGTCATGTAAGTTCTTAGAAGCCTCACTCAAGAAAGATGTTTTAGAACTCCACTTACCGCCAGTCTTACCTTGACCTAATGATCTTAGTGTGGCTGTCGCAACATTTTTATTGTAGTTAGTTGAAGTGGGCTCATTATTAACCAGACTAACTACTTCACGATCTGAATATCTGTATCCAGTTTTAGTTACAGCTACTTCTTCTATTTGTCCTGACTGAAACAGTGCTTTACCTTTTATGTCAGCGTTTGCTCCCATAGGTAAAGAGTTGAGGTCTTCGAGTATATTTGTAATTCTCTTCTTAAATCCACCTACCTTAACAGGAACAATGACAGTACCCTTATCGCTAGAGCCTATAGCGGCACTGATTGCTGATGCAGTAGTTGATGTGAATATTTCTCCAACCTTTGGCGCAGAAGAAGCTCCCACAGCTACCCAGTCCGAAGGACTTGTGTTGCCCAAAGATACGATCTGATACTCTTGATTTGGTTGCATAGTAGCTAAACTTCTGTTGCCTTCAAACCCATAAAACGATAGAGGTCTAAAGTAGAAGTCGTTACCGTCTCTTTTAAGAAACTTCGCTTTAACTTGATATTCTTTTGTATCGCCTGTAGTGAACTCAAAGGTACAGTCACTATTTTCATAGTTAGACCCAGTAGATGTTGTTCCCAAGCTTTCAAGAAGTATAGACCCGTCTGCTTCGGGATCATCGTGCAATCTATTGCCTGTTTGGTTTATCTGTAGATCAACTACCTTAATATCCTGAGTTACAATATCTCCTGCAGAAATATCAAAATCGACTGTATCAAAGTTTAACACTACATCTTTTTTGTTGAACTTTGATATGTTAGTATTCTCAATAGAGATTCCCACATCATTCTGGTAATCGACACCGCTGTTCAAAACATTCAACTCTGATATAGATCCTATCTTGAGAGTAATAGGATTAAAAGCATTGCCTAATGTGGTACCGAGGTTCTCATTGCCTGATCCAGACATTCCGTAATCATCATTCGCAGTGCCTGCGGCGCCACCAGGTTGTCCAGCAGGTATATCTAGAGGTGTTAATGCGAAGTCTCCGATCAAGTCTGGAATAAGAGTTACTGTCTCTACATTTGAAATAGATCCTATTTCAAAATCTCCAGTTCTATTTGATATTCCGAATGACTGAAATCCAATATTATCAAGAAAGACTTGTTTGCTTATATCGGTCACACTAGAGTCATATCTAGCCAAGTCGCCTCTATATCTTTTAAAAGAGAATGATGGAGCAAGTACTGAGGGAGTTGAAACTACTGACCCAGACTTATCAGGGATGCGAAGAGTTGTACTACTAGTGTCGATATCGTTTGCATCAAACCTAAACCTGTTAAGATGATAGTTCTGCATTACAGTATTGGATAAATTGCCTTGAGCGACAACCTGAAATTTGTTAGTATTGGCGAAGGTGCTGAAGTCGAAGTTCTGATTCGCTTGGAATATTTCTCCTTCCACACCTGCTGCCGTAGAAGCTCCGTAAGTCGACCAATTACCTGTCCCATGACCGTTATCCCATATCATGTAGTACTGGTTATTAACAATGTTTTGCTGTGTTGTTGGTCCACCCACCTTAGTTCCGCCAATTAACATCTGAGGGAATATATCTGCTTTGCTTAGTCCAAGAAATAGTGCCTCAAGATAAAATTTCCACTGATCGACTAATATTGAATTATGACCCGCATCATATAAATCGGGATTAAATACTGGAAGATTGTTAGACAGATTCAATACATTGATGTACTCTTGCGTAATTTGTCTACTAGCAACACCTACTGTAGCGATGGAAGTACTTGCTGGAGTAGTGTTGTCCATATCATCAGAAACCAAAAAGCCCAGACTTCTTGATGATACTTGATTTGAATTTGAGTCAGTAGGAAATGCCTGATTAGGTAACTGTAAAGCTTTATATAGTGCAGTATATTCTGAGCCTAAATATTGAGGAGCCAAGACACCTTGAGCGTTGAACAATGCTTTGTGTGCAACATTTCTCATAGACTCTAAGTAAACATTAGTGACAGTACCTGAAGTGGTACCTGCTACAGGGACTGCTGTCTTATTTAAGTAAGTCTTAACAGTAGCATAGTCATCGCTATAAAGAAACAAAAGGGGGTGTTCGTATTGTATAACTTTTGCAGAACCTGTGATAGAATACTTAGTTCCCGTAGAAGATCCTGTGTAAGAGAGTCTAGTGCCGTTTGCTATGATTACATCACCACGCTCTATATCAACTGGTGTAGTAGAACTTAGAACCATTACTTGGTTACTTATTCCTATCTCGTTCTTTGCAGTAAGTGTCACAGAATTAGGATCAACATAACCAAAGCCGCCATCGACCACAGTAAAGTCTATAACACCAGTAGGAGTATCACTAATCTTCGTGACTCTTCCTTCTGCTTCTACACCAGCACCGCTTGATACGATTTTTACTTTATCACCAACTACCTGATCAGGCAATCTGACTGAACTTTGCGTATCTATAGCCACTGAACTAATAGAACCAGAAATGAGTCTACCGACATTATTAACTGTTTCAGATCCGTCATCTGCTGTTGTAACGATCTGTATACCGTCAGAGTTCACAAATTGACCTGCTATGTTCGATAGATAGACAACAGGTACTAAGGCTCCGCCAAAGTTAACAAAGATTACTTCATCAACAAATGCTGTAGCAAGAGAAACATCACCTCGTAATCTCTGTCCCTTTTGAACTGGATAGTCATCTACAGTAAAGACTGGTACCATCTCTAGATAAGCATCACCACCCCAGATAGAATCCGAGGGTCTTAATACAGCAGTACTAGGATAGAATACTTCGATGTCTTCATCAAAGAACATACGGAACATTAGTTCAAGACTTTCTTGAGTACCCTTTCTTCGGTACATATCTTGAATATGCTTAATGATGTATCTTGTGTCAAGTGCTGTATCAATAGGTAGATCAGCTAGAAACTTCTTCTTATAGTAAATGAGGAATGTAGATAGAGTAGTGTCGATATCACGAAGCTTGGGAATATTACGATCCATCTTCTCATCAAGGTGTTTATAATAGGCCTCTACAAACGATACAAGAAAATCACCATCTTCTTGATAGATCGAAGGAAATTGATTGCTTATTCCTGAGTAGACAGCATCTCTTATATCTAAGGCCATTTATTATGTCTCTAGTGTTTTAGCAGTTACAAATACATCTTCGCCACGAATCACAAGTATACGATCTTTCGGTGGCTTAATATCTTTATCTACTGTGTTAGCAGTAAACTTAATTGCTTTGTTCTGGAATGAACTAATTGTAAGATTTGACAACTTAACAGCACCTGTGCTATAATTGATAGTACCTACTGAAGACTTAAACACTGACTCACTATCTACTTCAGCAGTCACTAGCATGATGTTACCATTACCATCGTCTTGTGCTGATACTAATGTACCATCAACAGTAAACTTAGTAGACTCTACAGCAGGCTTAAATGTATTAAAGCCAAGTGAAGCATCAAATGGATATGGCTGTACTAATGCAGTCTCAAACGAGAACGATGGACTACTCGAAAAGTTCAAAGCAGGAACATATTCAATGATAGGCTTACTTACGATATCAGTTGATATGATCGACACATCAAGATCATCTAGATAAGCCGCTAGGCGTGACTGTCGTAATGTCTTATTAAAGTCATTTAGATTGTTACTGTTGTAGTTAATGATACCAGCATTCACTTCGCTCTGAATCTGTGCCGCACTCTTATTTGTTAAGTTAGTGTCATAAACAACCTTAACTACTGTATCGACATACAAGAACTTCGCAACAACAAACACAGGCTCAATCGTAAGCGGAGTCTTATCTCGTAGATAGCCTTTAAAGTTTGCAATCTCGTAATCAGCCGCACCTTCACCACCTGTTACATCAACTGAGATAATCACCTTTCCGAATTGAGGGGGTGAAACTTCATCACCACCATAGACACTAATCGCTTGAATGTTTGGAAATCTAGCACGAAGCAGAGTCTCATAGTCTCGCTTAGTAACTGCTCTTTCTTGAACCTGCAAAGCCTTTGGAGCAAAAGTTCTAATCGACTCAATATCTTCCGCCAGAGAGCCGCCATTTGTAGTATTCGTGAGAGTCACTGTGATCGATGTCGAGCCGCCAAAGTTGCCAAGAGTCAAAGAGCCTACACCATTCGCAAGAGGACCTGCAGTTACTCTATAGGTCGCTACAATGGAATCAGTAACAGTAGGTTGTACACCAAACTTATTCTCACCAAACTGAATAGAATACTTACCATCATTCTCGGGTTGTAGATAGAATACTTTATCTGTAGCACCCACACCAAAGATATCGCTTCTATAAGTGTATGTCTCACCATTTACTTTTAACACAAGACTTCTTGTATCAATGGTAGCATTTGATAGTAGTGTATCAGTACTAGAGAGAGTCTCTTTAATCATACGACCTTCGAATACATCAACACTGTTTACTTCATATACAGTATCATTAGTTGCAGTACGAGATGCTGTGTATGCTTTGTCAGTAATGAAGTTATATGTCTTATTACCACAGCGACCAATAAAGGCAGTGTGCATAGGTATAGTAAAGTAGTTACTGTTTAGATTAGGTGCTATGACACGAAGAGATACTTTAGTACTAGAACTTCGTGAAGATGTTGGCAGATAGTTAAGTTCCTTGGCATGAGAGATCACACTATTACGCTGACTAGCACTATCAAGAAACATCTCTGAGATGGCCATGTTATAGTAATAGTTATTATAGTATGAGTTATACGATAGAACATCTAACAATACATTCATGTTAGATCCTTCGTAGTCATAGTCTTTAAACTTATCTTGATTCTTTAGAAAGGTCTTGAGTGCTTCCTTAGTTTCATTAAAGTCTAGATTTGTAATTGGTGACAAGTCTGCCATGTTATCTTACCCTATTAAGATCGATTGTAACTGATGAGAGTGTTGTAGTATTTATCGTGTTGAATACAATCTTTACTCTCAAGTCGTTTGTGTCTGTGTTCGCTTGTATCTCTACACCTTGTACTACACAGCGTGGTTCATATGTTCGTAGTGTAGTCTTTATGTTCTGTTCTAGTATCAGTATGGTGTTAGCGTCAATGTTCTCGAATAAAGAACCTCGTATATCACACCCTATATTAGGTTGCATAAGTCTTTCACCACGATCAGTCAGTACTAGATTCTTAATGCTTTCTTTTACTGAATTCTCATTGATCACACGAGATACATCGGTCCTACCAGGTACTGTCTCTAGATTCCTTGTGAAATCAGAGAAGAACTCTTGTGATCTTGTGCGTGGCGTTAATGACATTTGTTTTACCTTTTATAGTGTATTTATACTAATCTGTAGGCCTTAACAGACTAAATGGTTGCTCTTCTTCTTGTGTTATGCTATTATTATCAAAGAAGCTAAATGTACCATCAGCCTGTTCTTCTGCTTTAAAGGTAGACTTATCAAAGAAGCGAAACTCTTCTGCAGGTTCCATTCTCTTTCTATAGCCATCCTTTCTATGTGTATTCATCATAGCTTCGTATTGTATGATATCCGCAGCCTCAGCAATCTGGTGTATTGAAGCAAATCTTGGATCATCAGTTGTAGCTACAAAGCCTTCTCTATTACCTACATGAAGCAAGAGATAGTTCTTTGTCACACCTATACCAGTAAAGCCTGCTCTACTGGCCGCAATGATAGTCTCATCTCTATTCTCTTCAGTGATATCTAACTGTACAGCAAAACCAGAATACTTATGATGATAGCCATCACTACCCTGCTTTCTTATTTTACCTGCTGTTCTTGCTTGAACTCTAGTCGAAGTCTGTACTTGGCCCTGGCGTAGAGTATATTTATTACCTGTGATATGTGAGATTCTAAGTAACTTAGCTAGTACAGGATTAGCAATACCTTGCCACTGTTTACCATCAACCACTTTAGTCGAAAATGTAATCAATGGCCCTGGTCCTATACCCTCGCTACTCATAGCATTAATCGATCTAGTCTCATCAGCAGTAATATATGGTGAGGTTACATAGTCTACATTCGTAGGTATAGCAAGATCGCCTGTACTAGGATCAACATAGCCTAGTTCACCAGGCTGACGATATCTTACTTCGTTCTTATAGAATCCGCTTCTTGCTTTAGTCTCATCAGGCACTCGTACAACATATCTATTTGGATTATTATCACTCGCAAAATCATTGATATTACTTGTAACTTCTTCTTTTATTTCTTGAGCAACTTCTTTCTCGACACGAGTGGCACCAGCATTCTCTGCTTTCTTTTGTTCTATCTTATCTACTGTGTCAAGTACCTTCTTCTCTTGTGCTACTACCTTGGCCACTTCTGCTATCTCATCAGCAGGAGCAAATAGAATAGCTGTGATAGTCTCTGTAAGGTTACATAGTTGATACATGATTAACTGAACATTAGCTAGTGTAGGTCTTTCAAAGTTGCCAATCATCTCACTAATGAATGCTGATAGATCATCCTTAATTTTATTCATGTTCTCTTCAGAGAAGAAGTCTTGAATCTCATCCTTCATCTTAGTGAGTTGAGTGAGTATCTTATCACCAGCATTACCTATAGTAGTTGTAATGTCTTCAATGGCCTTTTTTATAGCGTCATCGATCTTCTTTGTTATTCTATCTACTACATCTGTGATAGTCTCTATTAACTTATCTTTAATCTCCTCAAGAGTGATCATCTGTAGCTTTGATATAGCTAACTTCTTGGGATCTAGATCGCCTAGCTTGAGACCATTCAGCTTAGTTATAGCAGAGTCTATCATAGTAAAGGCAGCGAGTAATTCCATTAGACTATTACCGAACTTGCCACATAAGCCTTCACTGATAGTCTTACCTAAGTTCTCTTCATAAAAGAAGTCTAGATCGCTTACTGTATTAGTTAGTACTGTGTTTGAGAGTGACTTTGCATCATATACGGCAATACTGTTCAATATATCTACTGTATCGATGTTATTCGTAAGAATATAGTCAGCTATCTCTGTGACCGTAAGAGGAAACTGGTCAAATCTTGCTTTAAGAGTAGGAGTGTCGCTCAAGTCTACTGATTCTAGTATACTATTAAGACTATTTGTTATACTTACAATCGTCTCACGATCTAATTGGTCAATAGGATCTCGTACAAGTAGAGCAGAGAAGTCGATAGGACCAACGCCAGCAGTCGTTACAGTATTCTGAGATGATAATGGTGTTGTATTACTACATTCTATCGACATTTATTTCACTCTTTTTGTTGACAAATAGGCCAATTGTGTTATACTAGTAGTTGCAAGTAAAGGATTTATTCCACTCCCGTTGTATTTATTACTCATCATCTGATCTCATAAAGCCACTAAGAGCCTGCCACCATCTCTTTGTCTTCGCAGGAAGTGGAGAAGTGGCAACATTAGTAATCTCTTGAGGCTTGACAACCTTCGCTATCTCTGTTACACTAATATCAGGTATCGTCTGAGTACCTTTTTGCACTAACTGTGGTGCTAACGAAGCAGTAATTGCACCAGCCGATGCCGTTGCTGTTGCGGCTGCTGTACCATTACCAATCAGTACAGAGGCCGCGGCTTGATTCGAGTCAATTGATACAACTGAGTTAGCACCTATACCAAATGTCGTACTTGCAGTCAGATCGACTGTACCGCCACTCATACCTATACCTGTCGTACCT